GGGGGGTTAGCTGCGTCTGTACTTTGCATTACAATCTTGATTGCAAATTGACTAAACTCTGGAAGTGGTTCTCCAGTGTCGTCATCTTTAACTCCAGCAGTATAAACATATTCTTGGAAATTAGTTTTACCCAATGAAGCAGCAACAGTCTTATCTGGACTTCCATCATCATTAAAGAACACATAACCCAAGTCATCAAAGTCATCAGATTGGTCTGATCGTAATATTTTAAATAATACTTTAAATTCAGAAGTATTGGTCTTATGTCCAGCAAAGAACATTCTTATAGAAGTAGCAGGATTTTCCAGAGAAACCTTTTTAGTAATATAGATTGCTGCGTTACCATCCCCATCTGGTTCTGTCATTGCTGAAAATTCTGATGTGGGGAAAACATCTGAACTACTATCTACATTATTAATTCTGTTTGCTATCAGAACCATTGATAGCCTTGCAGTATCAATAACAGGAGAAACACTGGTATTTGTTGTTGATAATGTGATTGGTAGAGTCAATGATTTCGCAGAACCTAATTCATTTGTTTCATTAACATTAGAACAGACCATAGAAGAAGTGTCTATGTTGAATGTTTCATCTAGTGAAATAGCACTAAAGGTTGTGTCTTTAATAAATGAAGTTTCTGAACCACTCGGACTTGTTGCAGTAGTCGTTTTAAGTTGAGCACTAATTTTTGTACTAGGCAACTCTAATAGAGAAATATTTGACTTAACTGTTTCAAATCTGTAGTTCTCTGTTGCGTAAGTAATAATCCCACCAGTTTCAACATCTGTAGATGCACCACTAACTGTTGGTGCCGTAGTAAGAGCAACTGTATAAGAGTCTATATTAATGTTTGCAAGTGCAGCATGTGTCTTATTGATTTCAATAAGAGGAGTACCAAACACTTGATAAAGTTCTACTGTCGCACCCGCGGCATGAGCTACTGCAACTCCATCTTCAACACTTCGTGTCAAACTTGAAATCGTTGTACTAGACAATGTTCCGAAGATTATTTCAGTACCAATTTTTATATAACAACGAGAACTTCTGTTACTTGCAGCAAAGTTTGTTGCAGAAGTAAGTGTCAGTGAAGTTGCTGTTGCGGTAATAGCAGCTGCTAGAGTAGTAGAGATGCCAGAATTTACACCAGTAATTGTAACATTATTAGAAGTAGAGTACATGCCATGATCGCCATGAGTAATTTTTGCAACCGTAGAACTGTCTGTTAATCTAACTGGATTCTGTTGTAGTCTACGACCATAAACAATGTCGCCATCTTCTGCTGTAACTTCATCACCGATATTATCATTTGTTAATGTACAAACACCTGTAGATGAACTAAACTCTGCTTTGTGTAATTTGAACTTCAAATCTTGTTGATTAACAGATGTCCAAGTCTTATTGTTTTGTGACTTAAAGAGAACACCAAGATAAGGTTGTTTGGAAACAACTCTATTAGAACCACTTACATCAAGTTCGCCCATCTGAGCAATCCACACTAAATAGTTAAGACTGTTTGTTCTGAGAACCACACAATATTCTATACCACCCTGTATATAAACAGGAGAGTCAAAAGTAAATGTTGTTGCAGTTGTACCAGTTGTGTCATCAACATTAATTTCAGATGACTCCAATAATTTTCTACCAAAAGGAAGAATCTTTGAGCCGGGATATCCGTTAACAACATTTCTAATCTCTACCCACAATGGTAAAGTGTTATCTTTCGCGGCAACAAAAACATCAACCTTTGTTAAAAAGGAACCATCTTCATCATCAGTCACAAAAGTCTGAGCAAGTGGGTCAGCAAATGCTGGTGAAAGTACTGTTGTTAGGTTACTTGTTGTTTCTGAAACATTGGTTTGTACAATGGTTGCGTTTCTTGTTGCAACAATACTTTCTTGTTCTGTTTCAAGAATACCTGAAGCTGCATATATTACTGATCCTGCTGTTGCTGGGTCAGTGGTAACACCACCAAGTCCAGCTCTTTGGTTTGTTGCGCTAGATGTAAGTCTAAATTCTACTTCACCTGTTTTAAATTTAGGAACAGATCGTTGTCCCCTAAATTTGTAATCTGGAATATTGAAAGTGCCTTCTACCTTTCCTGAAGTTTGAGCAATCAATGGACTTCCAGCAACGATTGTAGTGTCTGTCGTATATGTAGATGAAGCAGGAGTAACATATGCACTAACATCTTTACCCTCAAAGAAAGGATAAAGTCTTGTGTTTGGTAAGAATCCTTGTCCTACAAAGGTAATCTCTCTAGGACGAACAAATGGAACTACTGCTCTTGATATAATTTTATTGCCTGTAGATTCTTCTACAACATTTTCTACAACTGTAGTGTTTAAACCAGTTCTTCTAAGATCAGACCGTACTGTCTGAATACCTCTCTGCCAGATAAAATTTGGGATTCGTCCAGCTCCAGAAGTATTTTGCAGTTCGCCCGGCGTGATGCTTACAACACCACTCCATTGAGTTTCCCAAGCGTTCCAAATTGTTCCCAGATTATTTCTATTTGCATTGACAACAGAACTAAAGTTACCATCAACATTGATAATCAAATCAGGAGCTGTTTCAGTTTCAAACCAGTTATCACTATCTGGAGTTAATTGTATTTGTCCGACCCAAGAAGCATTAATGTATGGTTGTACATTTTCAACTCTAGTCGCATAAGGTTGGTCAACAAGAGTTTTATTAGTATAGGGTAATGTAATCAAATCACCAGTTTTTTGATAACCAACAGTAGTTCTATCAGAATCAGTAGTTGCTAATTCAATCAACTCTGCATTTCTCATAATACAAACTGGTCTTGCTTCATTATTAGCTGGGTCAATTGCGATTTGATAATCAGAATTTATAGTATCACCAACTCTATGTCCAGCAAAGTTATCCACAACAAATCCAGACTTGAATCGGTTAAGTCCATTTGCATCTTGAATTTCAAAAGACTCTGCATCTCTTTCTAAAAGAGAAAGTGCAGTCATAGATTCGATAGTTTCTAATCTATCTTTAAGTCTACCAATGTCTCGCATAGTAAATCTTTGAGTCTTATATCTTTGAAGGCTTATATCCTTTGGACTAAATGTATATGCCGGAATAGATAAACTTGCAAGTTTCATTGCATTGTCTATTCCTTTAGGTGGAGAAGGCTCTTCAGCTGAAACTCCCTCAATAAGTTTGAACTCACCAGTAGTGGTTAAGAATAAAGCAGCCTTTTTACCTAGATAAAATTCAAAGTCAGATTGAATGTTACTTGTTGGTTGTGGCATATCAACTGTAACACCACCAGTTCCAGTGAACTGACGGAAATTAAAACTGAATGAGTTTGCTGTAATTTGATCTACAACAGATAATGTAGTTGATGCACCAGTGATGTTTTGAACTGTAGGTCTAAAGTCATAAGAGTTTGCAAGTTGGAACTGACCAGATGGCGTTGGGCTATCTGGATCTACTTTTGTTCCTGTGTATGTTGGAATATCATCATACTCCATTTGTCCGGCAACACCAGTGTATGAATCAACAGTGAAACAATCTCCAGCACCATGAGAGAAGAAGTCATATACTACGAGTAATCTTCCTATAGGTGCAGCGGCAGAAACTTTTCTCACAATTCGTGAGATGTCGTAGAAGTTATCTCTCATTCCTGAGTCAAAAGTAAATCTTGATGTAATAACTTCACTACCCGATGTTACAGCAGTTACAGTAGCAGTTGCACCCGAAGATGTACCAGTGATTGTATCAGCTGTGGTAAAGTCTGTAGCACCAAAACCATCTGTCAAGACATATGACATTGGACTAGTGGTGTCAATAATTCTTGCTATTGCAGTAGAAGAAGAACCAGTAATCTTTTCTCCTCTGAGGAAAGTTCCGGTAATACTTGTAAGTGTTAATTCTGGAGCAGTTGCATCGGTAGAGTCTGATTGTGAATCAAATACACCAACAAGTTTAAATGCATCAGCACGACCAAGAGAAATATCTTTGTCCGTTGCCCGAATACCATATGAACCATCTACATCTGCCGCAAGAACTTTAAGTTCCTTCATCAAATTAGTTGTTTTTGTTTTTGGTTGAACAGAGGTTCTTGTTATTGTACCAATAAACTTAACCTTCGCACTAGCACCAAAAACAGAACTGTTCGTGATTGTTACTGACCCAGTACCAGTTCCAGAAATTCCAGATATAGAAACAATATCTCCAACAGCACCAGAACCATCACCAGCAACACTGATTGATAGAGTATAATCTTTTGTCGAAAATGCATTGAATGTTTCATTAGTTCCAGCAGTGAATGTAACCGCACCGGATGAATTGGTTGTTCCAACAAACTGTCTGCGAACAACAAATTGAGTATCACTTGCACCAGTATTTGTTGCAGTTAAAAGAGTCTTAATTGGACTTTTTGGAAGTTTGAATACAGATAAGTTTTTCTCAGGTTCAATAAGTCTTGCAAATTTTTGTGACTCAAGAGCCAGATTAGAAGAACCATCTTCAGCCTGAAATCTACCGTCTGCGTCTAGTCCATCTGCATCTTTAGCATCTAGTTTCTGTATAGGGTTTTCATCAATAAGACTCATAACTAAATCAGCTGAGAAATTGGCTGACCCAGATGGTGAATGAAATACTGATCTTGCTTGATTGAATCTGTGAGTAGTAATTGCATCTTGACCTTCAATACTAACAATAGTTAAATCTGCATTTGTCGCGTTTTCAATAATTCCACCAGTCTCAGCAGAATCAGATGAAATAAGTTTTTCGCCTTTTACGAATGTTCCAACAACATTAGTCAATGCAAGTCTTTTAGCTTCCTGACCCAACAATTGGTTTGGTGTTAAATAAAGGAATCCAGTAGCACCAGAAGTTACACCAGTAATCTGTACGCCACCAGTTGCAAAATTTACAATCAGGGTTGGAGAAGGCAAATCATTTAGTTGTAAGTATGTAATCATTCGTACATCAAATAAGTATAACTTATATTCTGCAGCAGTAGTACCAATAGTACCAGAGAAATATTCAATTGCACGAGCTCTTGCAAGACCAATTATTTCACCACCAGAGGAAGTTCCCCTAGTTGAAGTAAAATCTAAGCGTAATTCAATTTCGTCATATGGAGTTGTTTCACCAGAGATATTACCAATGTCTGGAGAACCAAATAAATTACTGATAAATGCAAAGTTACCCATCTCAGAGGTTGTAACACCAGCATTGATTGTATTAAAATCTCTAGCCTTGTTTAAATCTAAGAAAGTAGAAGCGGTTTTTTCTACTTCGTATCCTTTGATATATGCTTTGCCTGGCGAAACTGTAACTGCAAGTAATGATTCACTAGCAGTATTACCACCGTCAGTTGTGTTACCAGAACTATAGATACCCGCGTTGGTTTCGCCCAAGTAATCATTATCAATAGATTCGCCTAATGAAAATTGAAAGGGTCTTACAGTATAATCACCAGACTCGTCAAATGTTCTACGAGCAAGAGTGTCACCAAGAACAGCATAATCTGTTCCTCGTGTAAGTTGAGTCACTCTACCAGTTGTTGTTCTAATCAATTCAACAAAGTTAGAATCAGCAACTGAATCTGAATCTAGTGTAGATAGAGTTAAAGTAATTTTTAATCTGTGTGCGCCTTTAGCAGCATAGTTATTTGAACCAGTTGCATTATCGGTTAAAGTTGCATCTGTTTCTGGATTAACTAAAGTTTCGTTAATAATGAAACCAACTCTAGATGTAACAGTTTTTGATGTGTTACTTAGTACTACTGTTTGTTTTTCGTTTCTTATAAAAGAACCGCGAATATAATATACCCCAGCCTCAACAGTTACCGCAGAACCAACTCCAGAAGCGCTTGAGGAAAAGGTTGTTGCTGATGCAACATTAGAAGCATAAGATGTTGTGTGTGTAATAATAGAATCGGAAATAATGTTTTCGCTATCTGAAAACACACTAGTATTATTATCATCACCTGTCTGAATATACTGAACATAAAGATATGGTTGAGAAGTAGTAGAACCTTCAGCGAATCCCACAACTTGTGCTTTAACACCAGAGGTTGCACCAGTGAGTGTAACAGGTGTTGTTGCATTATAGTATTGGCTTGGTCTTACATCTTCACTACCGAATGTGGATTCAAGTGCAACAGAATAATAAGCATTAGAATAAGATACTTGGCCGGGAATTACGACAGAACCTTCTTTGAACAAATGACTGCCATGTTGTTCTATTTGATTTTGAAGGATTGATTGTAGTGTTGTTAATTCTCTCGCCTGAATAGAAAAGCCTGGCCGAAATAACACCCTATGAAAATCATCTGTTTTATCAAAGTCATCATAATATGGTGATACATTTATATTTGTAAGTTGCGACATATGATTTCCTAAAATTCAATTATAATTTTTATATCTTCCGTTTGGTCAGAAGCACGTTGAATTGGTTTTCTGTTTTCTAAATAAATTATATTGCCACTATACTCTTGAAGTTCTGGTGTTGCATAACCAGTAGTAAGAGATAGTGTAGAACCAGATTCAAGTGTTATTGATTCAGTAGTAGTTGATGGTGTTCCATTTGCAGTAGATGTTCCACCTGTAATTAAATTTGCACCACTAAACGCAACATATGCACCACTTGTAGCATTTGTTCCATATCCTTTGTAACTTTCTTGTCCGTAATAAAGCAGACCCAATGTAGGATCCCACTCAACTACTCTACCAGATGCACCAGTTGTTGCCTGTGTAATTACTTCATCAGGTTCAAATGTTCCTGTGTGTGATGCAAGTTTAACAACATAAGTTTGTCTGAATGTCGTACCAGTTGCAACAGTTGTAGTACCGAAAAGTGTTGGGTCAACAATAAGACCAACACTTCTAAAATCATTTCCAGCAGTAAAGTCATCACCCTCAGCAGCAGTCAGTGTTGTTGCAGTCATAAGATAATGACCACCAAGTTCTGTGATTGCACTAAATCCATGACCACCATTAGGAGAAATAATAACTTCAATTTCACCACCAGTTCCACCACTTCCTAATGAAGTAGAAGATGATAATCCAACATCAGAGAAAATAAATGCATCTGCAAGATTTACATAACCAAAAGTATAACCAGCTCCGGCAGTATTAATAGTTGTATCTGTTCCAGCAGTAAGTCCGTATGAAACAATTGCACCAGATGAAACTGTAATTCTAACAATTGCACCAGAAGCTGTTCCAGCACTTGTACCATCTCCGTAAATTGCGGCAAAGTATGTTCCGTTTGTGTAACCAGACCCAACAGTCACTTTAAGTGATTCGATAGCACCATCAGTTGCGGCAGCCGAAACAGTGCTATTAGTAGAAACTGGTATAAAGTCTGTAGTTATATATTTTGAAGAATCAGACTGAGAAATGGTGTACATATATTTAATAATATATCCACCAATCGCAACAGGAGAGTTACTTGTGTCTGTTGGTTCTGCACCATTATAAGCAGTACCACCATTATTGTCAAGTACTTTATAAACATTAAATGCAGAAGTCATAAAAAAGAATGTTGAGTCATAAAGGTTTGTCGCACCTGATGTCGCAGTAGTGCTTGAATTATAGTTGTGTTGGTACATATCATAGATTGTACCATTTGCCCAGTTCCTACGAGGAAGCGCATTTGTAATATCACTTGAAGGAATATTCTTTGCAGCCAACATAGCGTCCCATGCACGAAATTCTTCTTGAGGACTATCGCCGGGAATTGGAGGAATACCATCTGAACCACCAGTTGTACTACTAGTAAATGGTGTAGACTTTCCTAAAAATAAATAATATCTGTTTGGAGAGGCTTCTGTAAAAGACTCTAAAAACTGATCTGCGTTATGTTGTCTAAATTTTTCTGTAATGATTGCCGACATTGTTTTTTACCTTTATCTTATTTATGTCTTTTAAACTGATAATATAAAATGATTTTTTATTCTAGTGCTGTAATGCGAGCTTCAAGTTCTAATATAGTTTTAGTTAGTATAGCTATAATTTTAGCTTGGTCTATTCCTTGTGGTTTTATTCGAGTGGCGCTATCACCATCATCATTTATATAGGTTTCAGTTGCATCTTTTACACCAAAAGCTGCGTCAGGAACTACTGCTTGTAATTCATGTGCAAGAAATCCTGTAATAATTGGTGCTGTAGCACCACCACCATCTTCTATTGTGACATCACCAATCCATTTGAATTGACAGGGTTTTAATTTCTTACATTCAGTTGTTGCATCCCAATCATAATCTACATTTTGTTTTAATCTGTAATCTGAGGAAGTGTTGAAAGATGTTGCATTAGCAGTTGTAACAATTGATCCTTTTTGAGTACCATTATTTCTAAAAGTTGAGAATTCAAGAGAGCTAGCATCAGTATTGTACGAGAAAGTACCCCCACTAGCTTGGTTACTCATAGTAATTCCAAGTGGATTCATGGCTAAACTACCATTAGGATGAAAACCTATAGAACCTTCGCCTATGCCTGGGTCTAATTCCATCAGAACCTGTTGATCTCCTCCATCACTTCCTTGAATGAATATTTTACCATCTGAAACAGGATTACCAAATATGGCATTATTACCACTTACAGCAACAAATGCAAAAGCTGTTCCGTCATCAGCAAAATTTACATCTCCGCCTCCTGCATCAAGTGTAATATCTCCAACAGCGTCTAATGTTACAGTGCTAGTTCCGCTATTAGTGATTCTAAAGTGTTCAGTACCAGCATCTTTAAATATAACATCATTAGCATCAGCATCAAGAATAATATCAAACGCAGAGTCTAATGTAATATCTCCAGCACCATCAAGAATTATACCTCCTGCTACATCAAATGTTAAGTTACCAGCAGATTCAAAATCACCATTTGTACCATCGTGTGTGATTTTTAAATCTGAACCTGCACCTATGTTTAAAACTGCACTATCTGATAACAAGAATAAGTCATCACCAATAACAACATCTAATGCTACTGATAGACCGCCATCTGTTTGTAAGGAACCATCAGTTGTACTTGTTGCATTTGTAGTATCATCTGTCTTTAAGACACCACTAAAGGTTCCTGTTGTTGCAGATAGGGTACTAGCACCAACAATAGTTCCACTAACATCTAAATTACCATTAAGATCAACAAGTGTAGAATTTAATTCTATTTCATCTGTTGCGTTTATATCAAGTATAGCGTTACTTGGCGCCCCTATGTTTTGGGAAGCGTCATTGAATTGAATTACATTTGTACCACTTAGAAGAAGTCCTGTATCTGCAACATGTGTTAGTATGACATCTTGGTCATTACCAAATTGAATCGTACCAGCATCTGCCAAGAATAAATCTGACCATTCTAATGAAGCAGAACCTAATGCCTGTCCGTCAGCACTTGATGGATTACTTGAACCAGCAGCTGCAAAAGATAATACACCAGAACCATTTGTTACTAGTGCCTGTCCATCATCTCCATCAGCACTTGGCAAATCAAATGTAACACCATTTGATGTGAAGATAAGATGACCACCATCTGAAGATATTGATTCGTTAGCATCGTGGAATTGTAAAGTAGGTGTACCACCACTATCTGTTAATAGTAATCCTGTATTATGTACATGAGTTAGTTTTATTTCTGAGTCTGCACCAAAGTTAAGAACAGCTGCATCACTAAGTAATAATAGGTCATCACCAATAACTGCATCTGCGGCTACTGATAGACCACCATCTGTTTGTAATGAACCATCTGTTGTAGAAGTTGCAGCGGTTGTGTCGTCTGTTTTAATAATACCACTAGCAGTTAGAGCCGCAGTTGTAACTGCGCCAGCAATAACACCTGTACCAGAAACATCTAGGTTTCCGTTGACATCAATTAAAGTTGAATTGAGTTCTATTTCGTCATCTGCGTTGATGTCTAAATCACCATCAGCGGGTGAACCAATATTAATCGCAGAGTCACGAAACTGAATTACACTTGCAGCATTGAGTAATACACCTGTATCTGCAACGTGTGTTATTTTTATGTCTTGGTCTGCACCCAGATTAATAACAGCTCCATCTGCAAGGAATAAATCACTAAATTCTAACGCAGTTGTACCAAGAGCTGCACCATCAGTTGAATCTGGTACAAATGCTGTGGATGCAGATATGATTGTACCCAATATTGTACCAGCACCAACTATACTACCAGAAACATCTAAGTTAGCATTAACATCACATAAGGTTGCATTGAGTTCAATCTCATCTGTAGCATTGATGTCTAATGTGGTTGCATTAGGCGCGCCAATACTCTGTGATGCATCATTAAACTGGATTACTGATGTACTATTTAAAAGTAATCCAGTGTCAGCAACATGCGTGAAGATAACATCTCCATCAGCACCGAATTTTATGAGTGCCGCATCTGATGCGAGCAACAAATCATCGGTTAGAGTTAAGTCATCACCAATGGTTAAATCAGTGAATGATGCAACTGCTTCTGTAATTCTACTTAGTGCCATGAGGCTTCCTTATGAAGTTTCTTTTTTTTCTTCAACCACTTCGATCTTACTTTCTGTTTCTTCGGCTTCTTCTGATGCCTTCATAGAAACAAGAAATGCATTTGTAAAGGCATTTTCTGCAACTTTAACTTGATCTAACTCAAAGTTCTTTTTTGTAACCTGTGCTTTACAAGAACGAATTTGTTGAATTAAATAACTCTGTTCTTGGTTAAAATCTTCTTCAGTATACTTTGTACCATTTATATTAATTACTTGTTCTGACATATTTAAATTCTCCTTCAAGATTGTTGTCATTAGTATTTATAAGAGAGGAAACACCTCAGTTATTCTATTTCCTTAATTGTTATTAACTAATTGCGTGTCCATAAAGTGTCAATATAAATTGACCAGCATTATATACAGCATCAGTAGCAGCAGTATCACCCTCTACTAAGTAGAAGAAATCATTTGCAGTTAGTGCTGGTGTAATGTTTGACAATTCTTGTCCAGCAACCATCGCACCAGTATTAAACAATTTAGCAGTACCACCAGCAGCATCGAATGCAATAGTACCAGATGAGTTTGTTGCAATATCAATATCTGTAGTTACAGTACCACTTGCAACAGCAGGCAACTCAATACATGCTAGTTCTGCTCTGAAAATAATACCATTGTTTGCTACTACATTTCTACCAATGAATGCATTTCCACCAGCCGGAAGACCGATAACATCATTCGCAGTTCCACCTTTTGCACCAAGTGCGGTTAGATCAAAATGAATTTTTGTTGTAATAACACCGTTTGATATTGAACGTCTAGTGATTGGAGCAAAGCTTGTTGCGACTGCGCCAGCACCATGTTCAGTCGCAACTGTACCATGTGTTGATGCACCGGCTACTCCTAAAGTTCCAGATACAGTAGAATTACCAACAATCTCAATAAGAGTCGCGGTAAGTTCTATTTCATCTGTCGCAGCAATATCTAGTATAGTACCACTTGCACCTTGAATAAACTGAGTTGCATCATTAAACATTAATTTGTTTGTTGAACCAAGAGTAATACCAACATCATTTGTGTGAGTTAGTGTTGCGTCACCACCGGCACCGAATGCAAGAATAGCACCGTCACTTAGCAATTTCACATCGTCACCAAAGATTGCATCACCAACCACCGATAAACCACCATCAGTCTGCAATGAACCATCAGTTGTAGAAGTTGCTGCTGTAGTATCATCTGTTTTGATAATTCCACTAGTAACTAAAGTAGTCGCAGTTAATGCTTGAGCAGCTATTATACTTCCTGATACCGCAGTAAATAAATTAGCAGTAAATGTAAAGTCATCTGCACCAGCGATACGAATATCTATCTGGTCATCTGTATCTGCTGTAATACTAGTATCTGCATCAGCATCTAAAATTAATTCTGTTCCGTTTAAATCTATTTTTGCACTAGCAGTAAGTAAACCACCAACAGTAGTTGCTCCTGTAACTGTTAGATTACCACCAGAACTTAAAGTCATTTTTGTGGTTGCAGTTTCACTTGCACCAGTTTGGAATATTAGTGATGTTGCGTTTGCAGATGAACTAAAGTCACCTTCTGAAATAGCTGCGATTGCAGCTGCAACTAATATCGCGTCTGTGCCAGCACCCTCATCAGGTGCTTGGAAATTAATCCTACCCAATAAGTCATTGACAGCAATATTCGTATCCCCAGTTTGGAAAGTTAATTCTGGAAAACTATCGTCTGCTGTTGCGGCATGTTTTAAAATCAGACCATCATCTGGGTCATGAGTAAGAGTAATCTCTTTATCAGCACCAAAGTTCAGAACGCCAGAGTCAGTACTAAACCCGACCAAATCTGCAATAATTCTAGCTCTACCCATTAGTTAATCCTTTACCTTTTTCTATAATTACTGTATATTTATAAACACTATTAATCAATAGTTGCTATTGCATCTGCAACTGATTCTACTTGCCATGTTCCGTTTGTACCATTGTCTAGTAGACATGTGATTCTTGCTCTTGATCCAATACCTGTACCCGCAACAAAAGTAAATGCATCTCCAGCATTATCAAAGACTGCGTTTGCAGCAGTACCACCAGCAAGACTCAACGAACCAACAAAGTTGCCACCTGAACCAGCTATATTAACAATTGTACTTGTACTACCACCAACTGCTGTTAATACAATAAGGTCATAGAACAGGCCGGGATTAGTTGTCGCGGCCGCAGGCAAGTTGATTACATTATTTTGAGTACCATGAATGAGTACAGTTGCACCAGATTCAGCTGCGGTAAGAGTTGCTGTTACAGCACCCGAAGCATTGAATTCAGTTTTAATTGGTTTTCTTGCACGAATAACTGTTGAGGTGAATTCACCATTTGTTGTTATTCCAGTATCATGAACATGAGTAAGATTAATATCAGAGTTTGCACCCATTGTTATAATCGCACCATCACTTAGTAGTTTCAAATCATCACCAATAACTGCGTCAGCAGCTACAGATAAACCACCATCAGTTTGTAATGAACCATCCGTTGTACTTGTTGCAGCAGTAGTATCATCTGTTTTCAGAATACCACTAAATGTTCCAGCAGCTGCTGATAAAGTTTGTGTTAAAGTTACACCACCGCCACTGGCGATTGCTATTGCATCTGCATCTCCAACAGAACCTATCTGTCCACCATTTGCTATTGTTATTCCACCACTATGAATATCTCTAGCAGTAAAAGTTGCCACTCCGACCTGAGCAAGAGTACCACTAATCTCAACATTACCATTGATGTCAATTAGAGTTGAATTTAATTCTATTTCGTCATCAGCATTAATATCTAAATCACCATCTGCTGGCGAACCAATGTTAATTGCTGAATCACGAAACTGAACTACACTTGCAGCATTTAAAAGAAGTCCTGTATCTGCGACATGTGTTAGTGTTACATCACCATCTGCACCGAGTTTGATAATTGCGGCATCAGAAACAAGAGATAAATCATCTCCAACACTTGCATCACCAGAAACTACTAAGTTTCCTACCACATCAATTAAAGTAGCTGTTAATTCTATCTCATCTGTAGCGGCAATATCTAAAACAGTTGCACTAGCACCTTGTATAAATTGACTGGCATCATTAAACATTAGTTTATCAGTGCTAGAAAGTAATATTCCTGTATCAGCAACATGAGTTAAAGTAACATCTTGGTCATCACCTAATGAAATAACAGCAGCGTCTGCCAAAAACAAATCACTAAATTCCAAAGCGGTTGTTCCTAATGCAGCACCATCACTTGCATTTGGTACAAATGCAGTAGATGCGGTAATTGTTGTTGCAGACAAAGTGCTTGCACCAACGATTGTTCCACTCACATCTAAGTTAGCATTGACATCACACAAGGTCGCGTTGATTTCTATTTCGTCTGTTGCATTGATATCAAGTATGGCATTACTAGGAGCCCCAATGTTTTGACTCGCATCATTGAATTGAATTACTGATGTACCATTCAGAAGAATACCTGTATCAGCAACGTGTGTTAATGTTACATCATTGTCTGCACCAAAACCTAAGATAGCTGCATCACTATTTAATTTTAAATCATTACTTACGAGAACAGCAGTTGATGCGTTTAAATCAATGGTTGCTTCCCCATCAATAGTCAGTACTGAATCAGCACTCTGATGAATAAATGTTGCACTATCTCCGAACTGAATTTTTCTGGTTGAGTTTAAAAGAAGTCCTGTGTCTGCAACATGAGTAAGGGATACATCTTGGTCTGCACCAAATTTAATTGTTGAAGCATCTGCTAGGAATAGGTCTGAAAATTCCAGAGCGGTTGTTCCTAATGCAGCACCATCACTTGCATCTGGTACAAATGCTGTAGAAGCAGTTATGGTAGCACCTAATATTGTACCAGAGACATCTAAGTTTGCATTGACATCTACTAGAGTTGCATTTAATTCTATTTCATCAGTTGCATTGATATCAAGTATAGCATTACTGGGCGCACCAATACTCTGTGATGCGTCATTGAATTGAATAACGGAGGTTCCATTTAAAAGAAGTCCTGTGTCTGCAACATGAGTAAGGGATACATCTGAATCTGCACCAAAGTTAAGAACAGCTGCATCTTTAGTAACACTAAGATTGCCTTTAACAATTAGGTTATTACTAAATGTACCACCATTAGCAGAACTTACTGTATCTGCAAATGAAAATATATCATGTACGATTACTTCCAGTTCATCGTTAGCAGCCAGAGCAGTAAGTCCGGCAACTGTATTTACAGTACTGAGATTAAAGTCAGTACCATTTTTAAGACGAACACCATTTAAGAATACATCAACATATTCTGGATCATTAAACGTAAGAGTTCTGTTAGATGAATCTGAACCACTCAGCGTAGTATCACCCGCAGAAGCTAAGTAGGTAAACCTCTCTCTGATTCCAAATCCGTCACTACTTTTTCCAATATATGGCATTCTTTATTTCCTTTACTTTATTTATACAGATTGTCCTAGTAAGTTATACCAGTTGCACCCTCAAACTGGATATTTTCACCGGCATTAGTAGAAGAACCACTGGTGCTGTTTAGGATTAAAAATCCATGTGTTGTATCTGTTTCATCTTCCAACGCAATGTCGCCAGTATCTCTAACATGAATGTCAGCTGAGCGCACCAAAGGAAGTCCACCAGTATTACTATTTATGAGTAAATTTTCTGCGGGAATTTGACCAGCACTTACAATAATGTTTGTTGTTTCAAGTACAATGGCTGACAGTGTAGCAGTAGTATCACTGGTGTATCCACTCTTGAACCACTTGCGTGATTCCGTTGCATCTTCTAATACAATAATGTCTTCGTTTGTTTCATCTATCAACTTATCAATAACTGAAAGAGTATCAAAACTTTCTACGACAATAGAACCATTTTCTTCTAAGTCAAATCTATTTCTTTTTGTGGTTTCCTGTAGAAGATGATTTCCACCATTTAAGCTGTTATCATCTGTTCCGTTTAAAATGAGTTGTCCTAAGTCTGCACCTTCTAATTCAATACCGACATCAGTACCAGCATCAACAATAAAATTATTTGTGTTACCATCATTGATGACAATCTTAGTCTCTTTCAGTATATCACTGAAACGATAGTTTCCAATCTGAGAAAGAGGAATAGTTTCTTCATTACTATTATTTCCATCAAGAATAATTCTACCGCCAGCATTTACTACAAACCCAGCGGGGAAGTTCCACTCTCCACCTTCTTGTAGTATTCTAGAATGTCCGTCATCTCCTTCACTTGCGATATTAAATGTTTCATAGTCTAGGGCGCCAGCAATATCTTCTTCTAACATAAAGAATGTGTCTGCTTGGTCAAGAGGTAGTGTTCCATCTAACTGAAGAACATCTTCAGTGAAAGTTGAACCTTCTAAAATTATACCATCACCCCCCAGCTCATTTCCAAATGGATACTCTGCTAGATATGTTAATAAGTTTCTTGTAAATTTAGGAGAAGGTCTTGCAGTAATCTTTGTTACAAGTTCTTTAACGAGAACTCTGTCACCTTTACCTGAAGGTGCATATGACTTCTCTGTCATTATATGACTACCACCAGTACCAGTGCCATGAGTTATATCTGAACTATGTGTTACGGTATTATTTTCCCATAACAATCCATCACCTTTTATTTGGAAGCCATCTTCCAAGTCCATACCTAGACTATCTTCAAAGAGTATGTTTGAACCTACATCAGTTGAAGCTGCACTTGCATCAAGTACAAGATTGTCGCCCGGCAAAGTTCCATCTTCTTGAATAATTTTCTGATCGCGAACACCAATCTCTGCAACAGGATATGCCTGTAGTCTTGTCTGTAAGAGTTGGTCAAAGATAGTCTTGAATGTAGATGCAAGGATTGGCGAGAATGTATCTGTATCACCTGTGTATGCAGCAACACCAGCACCCGCAGTAGCAATTTGAGCAGAGACTAGCGTTGCAAGAGTAACCTTACCAAATGGTTGGAACCCAGCTGGGTGAACTGCTTTCTTTAATTCATTAATATAAGTGGAGAGTGATGCACCAATCTGAACTTCATACGAATAGTCTTGATAATAATAAGAGTCTTGAATACGAACTAAAGATTCACCAAGTCTGTTTTGAGCATTTGCATAAGATGCATCTGTGGTTGATGTTGTTGCAACAGTGGATGTTCCTGTAGCAATATCGGCAGTCACAATTGTAGCAGTAGCACCACTCGAATCTGTGATAGTAAGATTTTGTAAAGAGAAATCTATTGGGCTTTCATTAACAATGTGATCTCCCGCATCTATTGAACCAGTTGCAGTAGAGTCAAGAGTAATTTGTCCGGCACCAGTTTCATCGTCCAGTAAGAATCCATTTCTTGCATCTGTACCAGTTGCATCAGTAGAGTCTAAGACAAGAGTATTACCAAAATCTTCGTTTGCAAGTTTAGAGTTAGCATCTGTACCAGAACTATCTATTCCATTAAGAAGAACATATTGATCGCTGTTAGCATTTGTAGTTGAGTTTTCTCTACGAATACTCACATGCAATAACTTACTACCAGCTTCCTGTAATGCGACAAGTTTGCTTTGATTTAAATCAAACGCTTCGTCTAATAAGAAACCACCAAAACCTTCACTCTCAAGTTGAATCCTGTCAGTTGCATTTCCTGTTGTACCAGCTTCTTGCACGAAGAAGTGGTCGATTCTATCAGCACCATCTAGTACTATACTAGAACCTTCGTCAAGAACAGTCGTATCATATGTTGAAGTTCTTATACCCGCTCCCATACCAGCGTGGTTAGTGCAATAATAGTATAGTCTGGGTGCGTTAGCTGCAACAACAATTTGAATATAGGCACCGGCAGTACCAATAGCTATTGATGCAATAGAGGTTGTTACACCAGTAGTATAGGCTGAACCCCCATTGTGAGTTCCACCTGAAGTTTCAGAGAATCTTAATATGTGTTGACCTGATGTAAGAACCTTGTATAGTGTAGGGTCTGATAAATCAAAGTAATAAGTGTTGCCTTCATATAAAACTAATTCTGGTTGTGATACACCATTAATAAAAAACACATTTTTTTCTTGTACTGTGTCATAGTAAACCTGAACTTTATATACTAGTGATTTAGGAGATGGAGTAAATACTCCAGAACCATTTAAAAGAATACTTCCTGTATCATTAAATTCTTGTTCGTCTTCAAGAAGAATACCTTCGGGAAGAAGCAACTCTGTAGCTTGTTCAAGTTGAATACCTTCTTGGAATGTTGATGTTTGTTCCTGTTCAACTCTTATGACATTTTCAAATGTAGTGTCAAGAACTTTAGTATTAGTATCAAACGCCTTAACAACACCAGTGTGTCCTGATGAGGTTAGTGTGTTACTTGCGGCAAAAGTACCCGACACATCTTTAAGAACAAAGTGAGCTCTGAATAATGGTTCTGGTGGATTACTGACACTATATCTAATTCCTGTGTTAGTAATCTTTATTGTTTTGATAGAACCAATGTCTGTAGTTGTTGCGTGTATGCTTCCACTAACACCAGTGGTACTTGTTATAGAAACCGTTGGAAGTTTTGTATAACCAAAACCACCATCAGTCACTACTGCTTTAATTAGGTGTCCAGATTCTAGTGTAGCACCAGCATCAATATTTGTGAATGTATCAGACTCTAAAACAATCTGGTCATTTGCAGTTGTGTATGTGTCCGATACTTCTATAGTTTCTTCACTGAGTATTTGATGTCCTATACCCAGAACAACACTTTCACTATCCACAGTAATAATAGATGTTCCATCTAAGACTAAAGAGTCTTGCAGATTACCACGAACATATATTTTAGTATTAAGTGCCACTGAAAATGTAAATGTTATTTGTGTGTTTGTTGCACTCCAGTTTACAGAACCGTCCGATGCGATAGCGGGATAAACCACATTATCAAATGTTACATAAAGTGTGTCTAGTGTTCCACTTGTATTAACAAGATTAAATACTTTGGTTGTACCATCACCAATAAAATTATCTGAAGTAGTAAATTCAAGTGAAATCGCAAATGATTCTAGTTGAGTATTAGTTGCAGCTTCAAGTGTAATGGTATCTGTTCCTGTCTCTTGAAGGACACCACCACCAACTATGCTTACAACACCAGTGGCCTCTTTGACATCTGTATCAGATGAGTTCTTAGTAAATGTAAGAGCATCACCCACTTCAAATTTTGTACCAGTAGTTTCTACAAAGAGTTCGCTTACCGAACCAGTGTTAATACCATCAACAACAACATTTGCAAATTGATTACCAATTTGTTCTACATCAACAACCTCACCATCTTCATAAAGTATTCCATCGTTTGTTATTGCTGTATCAGAAACAATGCCCTGTACAGTAAATGAAATGATAACATCTTTAGTTGTGGAAATACCAGATATGATTTCTCCTTCAACAAAGGTTCCTTTAATTTCTGCAATTGTAAACTCAATAATAGAGTCATTGAATGTTTCATTTATTTCTTGTTTGGTAACAGACTTTTCAACAATAGCAGTAGCACCAGAAGTTCCACCAGTGATTAACTGATTAACAAATTCATTTCCTACAGAAGAACCTACCGCTGCAGCTCTAAGAACAGTTGAAGCTTGCCATTCACCAGCAGATGGTTTCATCATATAGATGTTAGGATAGAAAATCTCTGATTCTTCACCTAACAACATACGCATAAAGAGTTTGTGACCCTCTGATGTTCCTTTAGCTGCATACAGGTCTTTAATATTTTTAATTAGATTTCTTTTATTAACACCAATTGCAAGCGTTTCTGGAATTGCTTCCATAAACTCATCACGCATGTTATCTAAGAAATCGTAGAGAGTGTTATCGACATTTGCATATTCCAACATCTGTTGGATACTTTGAATTGGGTTTGCTTGATATGAATCAACCGTACCAGTAGAACCAGATGTTCCACCAGTTATAGTTTCTCCAGTTTGAAATAATTGTTGTCCAGTAACATAAAGATATGAGTTTCTAGAATCATCAACAAGAACTTTTGCAGTTGCCTTTGATAAACTACCAGTAACAGTTTCACCATTTACAAACTGACCTAGAGTACCAGCTCCAAGTTCAGTAACAATTCTGTCACCACTTTCTTCTAAGATGTATGCCGTGGTAATTGTTTCTAATGAAACATAATCAACATTGGCAGTAAGAGTTAATCTACCCGCCTCAAGATATTGAAAGTAATCTTTTACAAAATTTACAAATACTGGATGGTCTGCTTGAACAAAGTCGGGAACTTGCCCTTCGATCAGGGGAGAAACCTTAGTAGTAAATTTTGATTTATTCTCAGACATTTATTAGTACGCCGATGAAGTTGATGAGGATGGGGTAGTCGACACCGTTGTTGTAGTTGTTCCCGCTGTAGTTGTTGTTGTTGTATAACCAATACCAGTTGCCGCTGTTGCATCAATAGAAGCAACAACAGTAGAGTTCACCGCATCAAGTTCAAGAATCTGATTCCTCACAGGAACAACATCATACGAACTTGGAATTACTGTAACGCGAACTTGTGTAGAAACTACACCATCAACATCAGACACAGCAGAAATCATAATTGAATTTACTGTTATCTTTCCATTTACATAATCTATTGTTCCAGCAGTAGTACTATGATAAAGTCTTGTACCAGAAACTAAATAATAAATTCTAATATTACCAGCTCCATCATCGTCAAAGAAATATTCTTTTGTTGAATCAACAGAACTCATTAAGAACCCTGTTGAAGAAACAATACCACCACCAGCTGAGTTGTGTCCAGAGTGTGGATTGAAAAATGTGTTGTTAAAGTTTAAGATATAAGATGTTGATACATTTAATGTTGGTACAACATATTTCGCCAGTGTAACTGTTGTTGTATTATTCAAAATAGAACTATCTGTATTATCAATCAGTCCTAGTAACCTTGAGTGTCTAAAGGGAGCATTGAAAGTTTGCAAATCACTTGTGTTATAACTTGAAATAGTAGCACTTACTTTTGTTGCCAACTGTGAATCAATAAGTGTAGTTGAACTAGAATCATATTGAACCGTTGTTTTTAAAATAAGATATGTTGTTTCTGCATCAACGATTACAGGAGTAACAGAAGATACTTTATATGGAGATAATGCAGTAACCAAATTTGATTTCTGTGCATCAGTTAGATTGTTTCCAGTAGTAGACTTAATAGAGATAAAAACCTTACCATACTCTGGTGTAGAACTTACCCCTGTACTTGTATCATAACTTCCGTCTTCACCACCCCAAACAGAAACCGCTTGAGTATTTGCAAAAAGTTTATTAACATAAGTCTTGTAATCATTTGTTGTAACTGCACGACCTTGTGCTGCAAAATCTAAGGGTGCGTTTAATTTAACAGATGCTATTGATTCCGCCTCAGCACCACCACTCGCGATAGCTACTGTTGTTACAGTAATATCGGTTATAGCATTAATTGCTGAAGATGATGTAAATGCTCTTGCACCATTTGACACACCTTTATTTGTAACAACATATTCTAAAGTAACAATGTTTCCATCAGATACCGCTTGACTTAAAACACCATCACCAAAGTATACTTCAAACTTTCCTATTTCTACTTCTTGTATAAAGTATACTGTACTAGAATCAGTAAGTTGAGAAATGTCTGTTGCCTTAGTGTATGTTCTTACGAAAGTATCACTTGCAGATGTTTGTACTTTTACACTAAGTGTTGTGGTGTCCGCTCTTGCGTCATCAATAATAAATCTTTGGTCTACATCAGAACTATCTACTAGATACTTGGATGTAATAAATGTTCCTTCATATATTGTTGTGCTGTCAAAGTTTACAGAACTACCAGAGTTACTAGATGTTATATCAGCGACTGTAACAAAATTATAATTTACACCATTTACTGAAGAGGTGAATGTTGTTCCTGCCGGCATTGTCCTTGTTGGTAGATTTGTTGCAAGAGATATATTAACTGTTGCTTGAGGGGCGCGACAAGATGATACTTCGTATCCTAATTTCTTTGCGTGTGAAACTACACTTGATCGTAAAGATGCACTATCTAGAAACATTTCGTTTGCAACCATATTAGCATTGTAAGCCATATAGTGTGTATTGTATGCAAGCGTATCTAAAAGAACACTCATACCAGAACCCTCAAAGTCATAGTCGGTAAACTGGTTCTGTGCTTTTAGAAAAGTTTTTAGGTTGCCTTTAATATCATCAAAGTCAAGCTCTGTTACTCTAAGTCTTTTTTCATTTACGGCCATTATCGTAATCTCTCTAACATTATGGATAGGTCAACTAATTCTGTGGGAGCATTAACGACATAAAATTCTATCGAAACTTCGTATGAGTTTTTATCCAAATTTGGGTTTGCTGTAATACCTACTAATCTTACTCTTGGTTCAAAGTTATTAATTACATCTTCAATCTTTCTTGAAAGTATCTGTGCTGTAATTGGAGTCATGTTTTCAAACAACATATCGCGAACACCAGAACCAATCTCTGGGTGGAATGGTTTTTCATAATGATTAGTTAATACCAGATTACGAACAGAACGCTTAACAGCTTTAATATCAGTAATGCTTTGAATATCATCATTGGAAGTTTTTTTTCCAAAGAACAAATCTATGTCTGAATATATCCTAGCACTACGTTTGCTATTATTGGTTGTTGTTGCATCATACTGCGCCATCTGTAAGAACCCCTAGTTTATATACTATTTAGGAAATTTATTACTCGTCTTTTTTAATTCCTGCATCTATTTTTTCATTATATTCATAAATTATTTTTATATAATCCCAAGTACCTTCTGCTAAGTCATATTGTTCGCCATCAAACGCAAATGCAAGGATTGCCGAGAATTCCTCCTGAACAATACTTACATTTAAAGCAGCGAGGTTTTTTGTGACATTATCCTTACCTTTCACCCCACTCTTGATTCTTTTTAAATAAGCATTGGCCAGACTTAAACGATATATAAGACCTTTTGTTATTACTTTAGTGCCTGCGTCATTTAACCTAACTTCTACAGCACCAGCACTTAAAATCTTGGTTGGCATTGGGAAGTATATTTCTTTTTCAATAAAATCACTGAGCTCACTATAATCAAATGCTTCTTCGTTAATCCATTGGACAGCATCAATTGGTATATCAAAGTCTTTGTATTTTCTTGCTTTGTTAGCCACACCACCTACAGGTTTTCCATCTGGTGTTTTTAAATCCATTATTGCTCGAAATTCTGGACTAATATAGACAAGTGTTTTTTTGCCTTTTTTATAAGCAAACCCTTTTTCAGAATATCCCGAAGCACCAGCATCAGATTTTGTAGTAGCTGATACTTTAGTTCCAGCAGGTGTTGTTATCTTTGTTGATTTTTCAGTTATTTCATATGTGGTTTTATCTGCGTATGATGCAGTTGTAGATTCTAGTTCAGCCTTTAGTGCAGTTGCATTAACATTATCTGATACAGTTGAAACTTCTTCATCTATAGCATTTTCAAGTGCAGCCTTTACACCTTCTGCTTTTTCTAAAACCTCTCCGCCTGCTGCAGGCAATTCAAGATTAGGTACAACTCCACAAACATTTCCACCACCAGAAATAGCATCAGTTGCAGATGATACTAAACTATCAAAATCTTTTCCAGACTTAGTAAGGGTATCACCAAACTTTAATTTTAAATCATTGAGTTTTGATGTGTACTGTGTCAACCCCTGTGGAGTTGATATGTCAAAAGATATAAGACTTGTAAGTTCTGATTGAAAATTTAGATTTGGTAGTTCTGGTAAATCTGGAACAAGTCCATCAAGTCCTAATTTGACATCTGTAAGTTTGCTCTCAATAGCAGCCTTTGCAGCAGATGCCTCTGCATTTATCTGTGAAGTTATTTGTGATTCTAAATCTGCAATCTTCGATGACGCAAGATTAAGTTCAGGACTTGCACCACAGAGATCGGGTATTTTAAAATTTGACATCTATACTTTCCTAAGCGTTAGGCACATTTGTAGTTGCCTGTGTATCACCATCACTATCTGCATCTTGAGTATGAGTATGAGTTGTAAGACCGATAGCAACACTAGACCCATTGTTTGCAATAAAGTTACTTCCATCACCAGAGAATGTAAATGTTCCAATGCCAGTTGATGTTCCAGTAAATGTAGTTTCTGAACCAACAGTCATTGCAGTTGCAGATTTCATATTTAAAGTTGTACCAGATTTGATTGACATAATACCAGAGGTAGTATCAATCGAAACATTACCACTAGCATTAAGTGTTAAAGTACCACCAGTTGTAGCTGCAAAAATATTACTCTTTGCTACCAACTTATATGTTCCGTTATTAATTCTTTGTTCATTACCTTCTGTGGTAACATCAACATCTTCTCCGATACGCCCCTTAATATTATTTGAAATATTAAATGCGTGATTTCCTTTTATTTCTTCTTCAAGGTTTCCACCAGAAACACCAGCTCCAATTTTTGTACGCATATTCTTGTGTATCTTTTGCGTATAGTTTCCTTCAACTTCTAAATGATAATCACCCTTGACAAGATGACGAACAGTTCCACCTATTGTTAGATTAACTGCACCAGCAATATAAACATCTGAACCACCCATAATGATTTCACAATTATCACCGATAACTTTTACTGTCTTGCTTCCGTTTGCAATTATTTCTTCGTATGTTCCAGACTTGTGTTCTTTTAATATTCTTTCACCGCCGGGCGAATCATCTATTTCTGTAATGTGTCCAGACTCAGATTCAAATACATGGTTGTATGGATATTGTGAAGAAAAATATGGATCTGCATTTTCAAGAATACCTTTGGGGTCTGGTTCGTTAAAAGTACTCCGAGTTTCAATTACTGCACTATCCGATACTGTAGATAAATTGGGTTGCGTTGCAGTTGGAATATCTTTTTGTTGATTGGTTCTTCTTCTTATAAGTGCATCGTGTTCTTCAGAATATTGTCCTTGTGCAAGTTTATTTGTATCTGATTCACCAATACTATGACCAGACGGCATATCGTATTCTTCACCATCTACAGGATAGGGGCCATATGATGGAGTTCCTAGATAATCTTCTTGAAAGGAATTTGCACTACGAGGATCATTAAATCCTTTTGTTGGGTCAGCACCATCAAGTGGTATGCCCGGCAGGCTTCCTATTATGATAGGTTGTTGTTTTAAATTTGCATCAGAAAAGAAACCGATTACCCAACTACCTTCAACAAGAAAGGAAGGGCTGTTGCCTAGTCCTTGCATTGAGGGATCAGTAACAGGATGCATAACAGTTGCCCACGGCAAGTCTGCGGTTGGTATATCAACTAGATCCTCTGTATGAAATCCAAGACAACGAACACGAACCCGACCAAGTTTATCTGGGTCGTTTCTATCTTCAACAACACCAGTAAACCATACGAATCCGTCAAGACCCATAAAGTAATTTTCAGACATGAATAAACTCCTTA